TGATATTTTAGCAGCAGTAAAACCTATTAAGTTTAATAATTTATTCTATCAAAGTTTCTGTAGGGAACACTATGGAATGGATTTTACATCTTCAGATAAAAGTGAAATTATGAAACCATTTCTCAACCCTGATGAAATGTCTTTCCTTAAGAGGACTTTTGTTTATAGCAATTTTAATTCTAGATATGTTTCGCGTTTATCACATGATTCTATATCCAGATCATTGATGTGGACTATACCCTCTAGTAATATTACTATGGAAGATCAGATATTATATACTTCTATATCCGCTATGTATTCGTTTTCAGTAGGATATGAGGATTTAGCTGAAGATTTTAGGAATTTCATAATCGGTGCAATTTCCAGCGAGTATGATATACCTTCTACAATCCTAGACGGAAAAATTCCACATATGTGGGAGATCTGTAATAGGATTTTTAACGTAGACGCTAGTGTAATCGGCCTTGATGTGCTAGATAGAGGCTTAGAGTTAGCGTTCTATAAGTGTCATTCTGATGTTTTCACATCTACGGCTGACAATAAAGAACCGATAGCAACAACCGAGTGTGGTGTTAGCTCAGACCACGCCGTATACCGAGCTGCTACCTTATTAGATTATATTGAAATGTTGAAAGTTGAAGAAAAAGAATTAGAATTAGAGATCAAAGATTCAGAGTATTATTCAATTGTCTTTGAATCGGATAAACACTATACGGATGTTTTACGGGAAAGACCAGAGTTTGTTCCGACAGAATTTTATACTAAGGTTTGCCGATATTTTGATGTTCGTGCGACGTTACGTTCACTTACACGATCTCCCTTTACTCAATCCGGAGAAATGGAAGTTGGTGCTATGGAACACGTTCAGGCTCACCAAAATATAGTTGATGACGCTGGGGATGAACAGGTTCAAGATGATGCAGGGTCATCATACTATCCTAATAGTGGTGTTGATGATAAGCTTAATGTTGCTAAATATTTAGAACGCCCAGTACTCGTAGGCAGCTTAAGTTTACCTACAGGTACGGAAGTGTTTACCAATTATAAGATTTGGAATTTATGGTCGTTGAAACCATCTGTACGTGCTAAATTGAGAAATTACTCATATTTTAAAGGTGATCTCAACTTAAGAATTGCTATATCAGGGTCCCCTTTTCATTATGGGAGAGTACTTATATCTTATCAACCCTATAACGATTCAAATTCCGTTCTAGGAAAATTATTAAGTATGAATCTTACTTACTCTGATATGCGACCCCTAGTTATAAACTATTTGAGTCAGTCAGAAGGAGCTATAACCATGGATGTCAAAGCCAATGAACCAGTAGAAATGAAGATACCATTCATTAGCCCTAAGCCTATGTTTAGACTATATAATGAAAGCGCGGCAGCATTGTCAGCAGTTACTCCATATGATGATTTCTTATATGCGGGTGCTATATATGTTATCGGAATTAATCCAGTAGCAGCTGTATCAGCAACCCCATCTACGGTATACATGCAAATTTATGCATGGGCCACTGATGTTAACTTAGGACAGCCCACAGCCACACAGATAGAGATTACTACTGAATCTGGAGAGGATGAGTTTGAAAGAGGACCAGTAGAGAAATTTTCATCGGGTGCTCAGGAAATTAGTAAAGCACTAGAAACAGTTCCTATGCTTATG